GTATTTCAAAACCTTCCTTGGTTGGCTTGGCTGTGAGTGTGATTGTGGCTTCATGTAGCATTTTTTCTCCTAATTCCGATCCGCGAAGCGGAACGGATGATAAATCGCCGTGTTCTTCGGCGTCGATCTCTGTGAGTGTGCAAGAGCAGTGTTCCTGGCAGTGTAGGTTATGATCGCGGGGCTTGAGTCCTGCGCTTTGCCATTTTCCTTGGCTGTGTATTTGTCCGTGCAATGCCGCGCAAGATGGGCATGGATTGATCGAACTAGACTCCCATAGCATCATTTTTGGCATGGCTTACTAAATCCTGTGAACTTGACTGTATTCAATGGCGCCATCGGTGGTGTTCCTGATTTTTCTGGAAGTCCTTTTGAACCAGAGGCGGCGGGTACTCCCGCGCCCTGGGGTACTGTTCCTAAGACTCCGGCTCCCGCGTTTACTACACCTTGATATGCATTTGCTATCACATTTCCAATTTCTGCGTAATCTGATAATGGTGCAGTAGTTGTTTGACCGCCGCCACCCGCAAAGGCTGACACGAAAGCAAATATAGGAGTAATGTAATTTTCCCTAAACTCTCTTTCCTTTAGGTTTCTGTCCAGTATCGCTGAGGAGTAAGGCGTTCTCAAGTTCCGATCTCTTGGATCAACAACTTCATACTCGCCTTTCGGACCTGTATTAGGCAAGGCGGTATTCAACTTTCCAACTTCACAGGAGCCCCAATGCACGACTCCGTTTGGTCTGGTGATTGTGGACGATGGATTGGCTCCGCCGACAAAACGGAATTTAGTACCTCCTGATCGTCCTTCGACAATCGGGATAATCCTGCGCCCTCTGTGACGGTCGCCGCGTGGACGTGGCATTATTCACTCTCCTGCGGATCGCTTGTATCGGTTTTTGGATCCGCTTGCGGTTGCTCCGTTGGCTTTACTAATGGCTTTTTCTTTATCTTGGGCGTGATTGACTCGTCCCATGTTTCGGCAAAGGTTTTGTAGGTGAGGCGCATAAACTCTTTGGCGTTGATGGCGTCACGGTCGAACATATCCGCAAGCTGTGGATAAGCGCGACCCAACGCAAGCGCAAGCGTGGCGTTATCGCGCTCGGTGATGTCTGGACCATCAACCCAGATGGTTTTACCTTCGGGTAATGCCATGCCTTTGATTTCCAAGGCGATTTTCGCCATATCGATCAGCATCTCGAAGAAGTCATTTTGCATTTCTTCCAACGTTCTAAACGTTGGAGTTCCCGCCGCTTCTGCGGTGGTTGAGATTGCGCTTTCGCCTTCGGCGTGCCAATGCATCGGCTGACCAGCGCCATCCATGATCATTTTCTTTATGGCCGTACCATCCATGCTGGCGTCGAAGGCGTCCAGTGTAGCGGACAGTATGCCCCATTCTTCGCCGTTGTTGGCGTTCATTACCAGCACGGAACCCGGCGCAGGTGGGTTGGCTTTGAGATGCTTTTCGCGGTTGGCTCGTTCCGTTTCACTGGCATACGATCCACGCACGACATACATAAATGCTGTTCTGAACTGATTGAGTCTGACGCGATTTTCAAGCCACGAACTGAACCGCCCGATCCACACCAACAGCGGGGATAAGTCCGCTTCGCCCCAAGGCGATCCTATAGGCTGATTGCTGGCGTAGTGGCGCATAAATGTTTTCTCGCCGGAGTCTGCGCTCCATTGCTCGGTATGACTCTCGTCCTTCCAGTACCCGATCTCCTGCTCAATGTCCTGCTCGGCGGTCTCGATGTCTGCGATCTGCTCGGCGGGAACCATACGAATGATACTCATGCCGTCTGGTTGAGCGTTGAACAGGGGGAACAGATTACCTGTGCGGACTTCTTCGTCCTTCCAACGTTTGACATTGCGGCTGAACTTATTGAGCGGGTGATGCCACCATTCTTGTAAAAACTTTTCGACCTGCTTATCATCACTACGAATCTTGAGTCCCTTGCCAATGGTGAATGAGGTGTAGAGTTTGACAATGCGGCGGGCAATCGGGTTTACACGCCATGCGCGCATTGACTCCGCAAATACTTTCTTTCTGTCCCAGGTGGAGCGACCTTCATACAAGCCAGAGAGTCCGCCGGTGAAGAAGTTATTGTCACGCTCCGGCGATAAACTGAGCGCGGTTTCCAAGGCGTCATTCGCCATGTCGAGCGACCGGCGAAGCTGGGCGTAGGTGGGCTTTTTAGTAGGCATTATCCATTTCCTTTAGTACGTCATTGGCTTCAATGATGGTTGTTTCTGATTGTATATACCATGCCAACTTATCTAATTCAGTAATCATTGCATCCGCCAGAATCCAATCATCATGGATCAACTCGCCGGCTTGGTTTCGGGTTCCGTCTTTCACGCCCCATCGCATCGTTTTTGCGGGACCGATCAAGACTTCACTTTGGCAATGGGTGTATTGTTCTTCCACTGTCTTATTACTCGCGCAGTCGCGGAACCGTCCGGTTTCAATCATGCCGATAAACGCATAACCCATTTCTGATTTCACCTGCTGGCTGAATTTTACGGGAATGGTTTTGGTAGGGTATTTCTTTGAACTCATGCCCCACAACCCCTCTCCGACTCCGGTTGCATCGAGAATGACGTACTGGACGCGCCATGTATCAACGATGGCGCAAAGCGCCCCGAATATACTAACGTGATTTACTCCATGCCATTCCAGCCGCTTCACTACGCGGTAGATGGGGGCTTGCAGGGTTTCTAGCGTGGATATATCGATTTCGATAATGTCCATCGTCACATAATCGCGCCCTGGGTTGCCCATGCCGTCAAGATTGAGCAGAGCTTCATCCTGCCCGCCAATGTCCATGCTGACGGCGTAAGCGTGACCGGGGATTGGCGCGTCCTGCGCCGGCCTATCACCGATCATCAACGCCCGCCGCGTGGCGTTGAACATGCCGATCACGGCGTCGATTTCTTCGCAGTAATACTGAGTCTTTACAAGTGGATGTTGCCGCCCGAGTTTGGCGATCTCGCCGTCCACAAAATGACCGTAGGCATCAACTATCTTTCTGACATCATCGGCGGTGAAGAAGTATAGGCGTTTGATACCGTCCTGCGCTTCGAGTGCGCGGGCGTTCTGCATTTCACGCGCTAGAAGGGTGTCACTTGTCCACACTGTACCCGCAAATATGCGCGTGGCGTTGGTACTGGCAACCATTGGCGCAAAGCGTTTGTCATATATGGCTGGCTGAATGTCCTGCGCTTCGTTGATAATCAAAGCGAGTGACGCAGTTGCGCCGACGACATTTGCGCTGACATCACCCGAGAGGAACGATACGGCACACATCCCTACCATTCGCATAAAATCAGATCGCTTTTGCCAAAACATTTTTGTTAGAACATTTGTCTGTAATCGTTTTTCAAAGCGGAAAATAGCATTGATTGTCTGGGGCTTGTAGGTGGGATTGGCAACGACAATTCCAAGGTCACGATGCGCGTATAGATTGCACAGGAATACCAGGAGGTTTGTAATCAGTTCGTCTTTGCCTGACTGTCGGGGGAACACTAGAACAAATGTCCGCCCCAGCTTGTTGATAATCGAGTCAATGATGGCGTTTGCCGCGTCCAGTTGATAGGAGCGCATTTCAATCCCGCCGCCGCGCTTGGTGAAGTCGGGGAATGATTTTGCTATCCGCTTGATTGTCTGTTTGAGTGTGGACATCTATAACCCCATCTCCAACCGTAGTTCTTCGAGTGCTTCCATGATCGAAGATTCAATATGCCCGCCCTTGCCCTTGGTAAGGTAGTGAGTTCGGATCAGGGTTGATATGGCTTGGGTCATGATTGAAAGTGTGTTCAATTGCGCGAGATAGTGCGAGTCTCTGGTTGCGTTGCCGTTGCTGTCTGTGAGTGTCTTTTCATCGAATGAAAGTTCCTTGGATAAACGGTCAATGGATACACGGATTAGATCGATCTCATCTTCCACGGATAACCGGTCCGCAAGCGCAAGGCGCTTGCTTTCGTCGGCGGTAAATTGCTTTGAATAAAAACCATGACGCTCTGCGTTCTTGTTTCCGGGTTGGGCTCCTGGCTTCTTTACCTTTGGTTTATTTTTCATACTCTTTAGCCAACTCAAGGCGCAAGGTTTTTATTTCTTCTGCGAGTCTGCCGGTCGCTTCGTTGTTGGCGACTCGTTGCGCCGCTAAAAATTCGCGGTTGATTTCTGATTGTCTTGCTAAGAACTCAAACATCCGATCATTGTGCGTTTTTATATGATCAAGAAACCGGAAGGTTTGGAATAACACGATTCCGGCAATGGGTATTTGAATGAGAATGTTTTGAAGTTCGGGGCTCAACGCACAAGTTCCTTGTATGACGGCGAACAGTAGCGCGGCTCTTTGGCGAGACGCGAAACGGCGAACAGTATTTCTACTATTCGCCGTCAATGAGTGGACTTTATCACCCATATTCTGTTATTGTCAATAGTTTAGATGTTGCGTTTTTGCTCCTTGGTGAGTTCCATGATGGTTGTTTGCTCGGGCAAGTGCAATCCTTTTGTAAGCCAGCCGGAATGGAATTGTGCCGCCGACTCCTGCCCTGCTTTGCCCGATGGCGTGATGTAGTCAATCCGTGCGGTTGGTTTTAGCCATTGACAACCATCATCGCGCAGGGCTTTTAGTGTCCATTGGCAATCCGCAGTTGGTATCAGTAACGCGAATGGTAAGCCTAAGTATAGGCAATGTGTAAAAAACTCACGCTTTAGTGAAAAAGGCGGGTTTGTTACAATATAATCAATCGGATGGGGTTCAAGGTTTTCAAGAAAATTGACTCCTTGCAGGACATCAGTTTCGATCACACTACAATGCCATTGATCGCGGAGGCGGTTTGCAATTCGTCCGTGTCCTGCCGCTGGTTCCCAAATCCTTTTGTTCTGTACGTATGGTCCAATTAGATCGACGGCGTAAGCCGGCGTTTGGAAGAAATCGCGCTCTTGGCGCGTTTCTGGAGTCTTTGGTTGATTACGTTGCGGAAGTCGTTTCATGGGAAGGTACATCCTTTCGCGGATCTGTGGATTGGTGGGTTCTTTGCCGTGATTTAGCAGGGCGTGGACATGGAACACGTTTACATTGAGCGCCTTTGCAATGGGGTGAAAATGTCCGTTGTGTTGCTTTACAACCTTGGCGAGTTTGCGCGGGATCATTGTTTACATTCCCCAAGGTATTCACTTTTCACAAAGCCGGCTGTGGTGCTTGTCCACAGTCCGCTTTGTGATTGGGCTTCGACCTGCTCCCCATTCATCAGCCAGCCAATGATGATGGAGTCTGCGCTTGGTTGTTGCCGGATGTTTACGGCTTGGATTGCGGTTACGCAAAGACTCTGCGCTGTGGCGGTTGGCTGTTCTTGCGGCTCGAATACCGCCCCGCTTTCTGGTTCCGATGTTTGGACAAGATAAGCCTTGTTTGTGGCTGTGCCGGTCGGTTCTGGTGTTGGCATGATGGGAATTGTGGTCATGCAAGCGATTTGTGGAATTGCCAGTAAGAGGATCAATTTATGTATATTCATAGTATCCTTCTTTAGTATGTAATAGTAGGGGGTGTGGACAGTGTGGATAACTCTGCTTTTCTCTCGTAAAAGCACCTTTTACCCTGTGGATAACCTGTGTATAACTATGTTGATAACTTTGGCACTTATCCACAGGATAGAGCGATTTTTCTTCAGACTGTGGATAACTCGGACTTATCCACAAGTTATCCACAGCTTCAGGCGAAAGTTATCCACCTTCTTTCCACACGTTATCCACAGTTTCGAGCGGTTTATCAACAGAACTATACGCATATATCTTTTTGAGCATCTTTTGATAGTCCGTTGTTACAGGGTAGCCGCGCGGTGTGCAAATTGCTGGATGTTCATTGTCCAGCAGTGACGCGATCAGTAGGGCGTCTGGTGACAAATGCAGAAGCGCGGCGTATGGGTGGCGCATCCGCCAATTGGTTGATACTGTCCGGCGTTGCTCAATGGTCGTCAACTGAAAAGCCTTGTTTACTTCTTCGTCCAGGGGGAGATTGATTTCGTCACGGTCGATCATGTCTGCTCCTTTGTCACGGCTCCATTTTTCATGGAGCCGTGACGCTAATCGGATTTTGTCACGGCACGCTCACGGAATTTAGCCGTGACAATCGTTTGCGGTGCGCATCGTTTAGAGTGGTCTTGGTGGGGTGGGTGGTGGTGAACGATTTGCCACAACCGCACGCACAAAGCCGTTTGATCTTCGGTCTGTGCGTGCGGTTAAAACGATGCTTTATTGAGAAGGGGGCGGAGTCGCCTTTAGTTCGGGAGTCTCTATTGCCTGTTCTTTTTGGCTGAACAAAGGCACGGTTTCAGCGGGGATTGGTTCGATTGGGTCTGTCAGACTGCCGCGATACTGGAACGCCTTGATAATTTCGGGACCTAAAAAGTCCGCGATTAGGGCGAGTCCATGTATAAAGCCAAGGGCTTGCACGGCAAGGATCATTGATTTTACGTCCTGCTCTGTGAATACAATCCCTGCGGCTTTGTAGGATTCTAGTTTGAGTCCAAAGCCGGCAGTCACCAATTCGCCGCCGAATGTGAGTGCGATCATGATGATTGACACTGCCTTTGCCAGCAGGGTGTCCGTCCACCATTTGAGCTTGGCGGCGTAGGCGATAAATGCGCCGGATGTCAAACCAAAGCCGAGCCACGCATAGACGGGCTGGGAGAAGAAAACATATTGGAAGGTGGTTAGTGAGTGGAGTCCTAAGAAGATCAAGACTGTTACAGCGGTCACGACAATTGCGCCGATTGCGAACAGTTTACCGAGAGTGTTCATTGGTGGTTGCTCCTATGGAAAATCGTTTCCAGTGTTGAGGGGTTGGCGATTACCAGGGCGATCAGCACTACCAAACAGGTAATGATAATTGCCTTTACAAGGTCGATCTTATCTAACAGATTCATGGGTGGTTGCTCCTGTCCTGACCAATGGACTCCTAGGTCAATTTATATGGTATATTGCGGGCATGTCCGCATGATCGGCGCTTCTGTGGTGGTTGCTCCCGGTCATGCGGATTTGTTGTTTTTTTATCCCGCGCCCTTTTGATGCCACGTTTTAGTTACCTTTTTTCGCGCAGATTCCCGCACATCCACTGCGCGCTTTGTTGGCAAGCCGTAAAATCACTTCGGCATGGCATGACTCATCTAAGCCACACCAACACGAAAGATTTTTACCGCTCAACATATTGACCGCACACGCCAAAGAAAAACCTTTCCAACCATATCTATTTCTAAAATTATGCAACTCAGTTCCAATGTCGGCTATATCTGTGTTGAACCATTTTTCAAATAATCGGACTGCTTCCGCTTGCGCTTCTCGCTTTGTTGGAAACTCTGCAAGCAATTCTTCGTAATGGCGCACTTGCCATTTA